TCTCAAAAAATTCCCCGCAGGGGTTTTTCGGAAAAACACTTTCATATGCTGTGGACTTGGGATGAAACCAACACCTCTCCAAAACTGAATTTGGTGCGTTCAGTCTCCTTTCAAGCATAGCATAACTACTCACATTCTGAGTCCATAGCACATGAAAGTGTTCGCAAAGTCTAGACAATCTAAGCAAAGGAGGAATCTTGGCAAGAGCGAAGAAGCGATTAGCACCGGCTTTGACGCCAGAGGCCAGGGAAAAGCAACTTATATCCTACGCTATAGATTTAGCTGAGCAACAAATCCTTGATGGAACAGCATCGTCTCAAGTTATTTGTCATTATCTCAAACTTGGATCGACCAGACAAAAGTTAGAGAACGAGAAGCTTGTCCAAGAGAACGAATTGCTCAAGGCAAAGACTGAATCTCTCGAAGCGTCAAGAAGTTCTGAAGCATTGTATCAACAAGCTCTCGATGCTATGCGAAGTTATAGCGGAATTCAATCGGAAGACGATCCGTATGATTAGATCATATTCTGAAATGATGGAACTTGAGTCCTATGAAGATCGCTTAGCATATTTATCACTTGGCGGAATCGTATCACACCCAACATTTGGCGGAAGTAGATATTTAAACCAAGCTCTATACCGATCATACGAATGGCGAGCATTTCGTAACGACATAATAATTAGAGATAATGGTTGTGATCTAGCATGTGAGGATTTTCCAATCAACGACAAGATCTTAATCCATCATATTAATCCGCTAACTATTGATGACATCAAGCAAAGATCTAGAAACATATTTGATCCAGACAATGTTGTGTGTGTAAGTCACTTGACTCACGAAGCAATTCATTATGGAACAGAGATTCTGAATAGATCGATGATTGATAGAACGCCAAATGACACAACACTTTGGAAGTAGGTGAATCTATTACATGTTCTCTAACACAGCGACTCCTTGGTACTATGGAGACTTCCGCGAAAAAGTTATTAACGGCGAAATTCCCGTTAACAAAGAGATCGTTGACGAGATGAACAGAATAGACGATCTTATTTCCAATCCAGGTATCTGGTATGACGATTCAAAAGTAGAGGGATATATTAGATTCTGTAACGAAGAGCTAACTCTTACTGATGGATCTGATATGCATCTACTCGACACATTTAAATTGTGGGCCGAGCAGTTATTTGGTTGGTGGTATTATGTTGAGAGATCGGTGTATGTTCCGAATGCCGATGGCCACGGTGGAAAGTACGTGACTAAGCAAGTCAAGAAGAGACTAATCAACAAACAATACATAATCACATCAAGAGGATCTGCAAAATCAATTTATGCATCGAGCATTCATGCTTATGGTCTTAATGTTGATACTGAGACCACATCTCAAATAGCAACTGCTCCGACAATGAAACAGGCAGAAGAAACTCTAAGTCCGATCAAGACGGCAATCGCTAGAGCAAGAGGTCCGCTGTTTAAATTTTTAACTGATGGCTCTCTTCAAAATACCGCTGCCAGTCGGAAAGATAGAATTAAACTGACGCCATCCAAAAAAGGAATCGAAAATTTCCTAACGAATTCGCTTTTGGAAATTCGACCGATGTCAGTTGATAAATTGCAAGGCGCTAGACCAAAGTATTCTTCCGTTGATGAGTGGCTTTCTGGTGAATGTCGAGAAGATGTAATTGGTGCAATCGAACAGGGTGCGTCAAAACTTGACGATTATATTATTCTTGCTACTAGTTCAGAAGGAACTGTTCGAAACGGCGTTGGTGATACCATTAAAATGGAGTTGTTGGATATTCTCCATGGTAAGTACATCAATCCTCACGTTTCGATTTTTTATTATCGTCTTGACAGTATTGAAGAAGTTAACGACCCATCGATGTGGATGAAAGCCTCGCCCAATATTGGTAAAACTGTCTCTTATGAAACATATCAATTGGATGTCGAGAGAGCTGAGAAGTCCCCATCAACAAGAAACGATATTCTTGCAAAGAGATTCGGTATACCTCTTGAGGGTTATACATATTTCTTTACATACGAAGAGACTCTTCCACACAGAAAACAAAATTATTGGAAGATGCCTTGCTCTATGGGTGCGGACTTGTCTCGTGGCGACGACTTCTGCGCATTTACATTTTTATTCCCGCTCGGCAATGATCAATATGGCATAAAGACAAGATGTTATATTACTTCTGACACAATGAACAAACTTCCTGTCGCAATGCGAATGAAGTATGAATCATTTATGGAAGAAGGATCATTGATGGTAATGGATGGAGTCACTTTAAATCTCGATAAAGAGGTTTATGATGACCTAGACAAATTCATTACTGACAATGACTACGATATTCGATCGTTTGGATACGACCCATACAATGCAAGAGAATTCGTTACAAGATGGGAATCAGAAAATGGACCATTTGGAATAGAAACGGTTAAGCAAGGTTCAAAAACTGAAAGCGTTCCACTTGGCGAACTTAAGAAATTGTCTGAAAATCGTAGTCTTTTATTTGACGAAGATTTAATGTCATTCTGTATGGGTAATGCTATCGCATTAATCGATACGAATGGAAACAAGAAGCTATACAAAAAGAAAGCCGAGCAAAAAATAGACTCGGTTGCAGCTATGCTCGACGCATATGTTGCATTTAAACTAAATCGTGATTTATTTGAGTGAGGTGATTTTTGATAATGTATACGGATTATGAACATCTTTACTATAATTCTTTATATCATTCCGGAGTTAAAGGAATGAAATGGGGAGTTAGGAAAAGAGCCGCCGAATATGCAAAATCCATTGGTCAACAACTTGGCTATGGTGGAGTTGCTGCAATTGCAGGTAAAAATATTAAAAGAACATTTTTTGGTGGATCTGGACAACTTTCCGGAGTAATCGCCGGTCGAATCAAAGCGAACGACACTCGCTATGAGATGAACTACAAGATTAAAAAGAATAAAAAACTAACAAATAAAGAAAAAGCTGAATACTATAAGATTAATAATCGATCAAACAAAATTGCAAAAGGTGTTATTACTGTCGCTATGTACAGGAAACAAATCGCAGTTGGAGCAAAGTTGGCTAAAAATCTAATCAAGATTGCAGCCCTTAACTACATAGAGTACAAAAACAAAACACCTAAAGCTGTAAAAGATTTACACATTGAACGAATTGCTCAAATGGCTCTTCCTCCAGCACGATGATGTGATTACGATGAATAATTACTTATATCATTCAGGCGTTAAAGGAATGAAATGGGGAATCCGTAAGGATAGTAAACGAACCGCTGGTCTAAGACAACAGTATCGTTCCGAAAAAGATTCGTATAAAAAAGAACTGCTAAAAGCAAAGTATCAGGATTCAAAGATCCGTGATAGAATAGATCAGAATGGTCTGTCTAAAAGGCAAGAAAAGTTAAAAAATAAATATATGGCAAAAGGCATGAGCAAACAGAGTGCTGAAATAGCCGCTGTAAAAAGAACTGATTTGGAAAAGAAGCTTCTTATTGGTGCTGCTTTGGCTGGATCTGTTGCTGCTGCATATGCTTATAGAAATCATTTGAGGTATACTACTGGTGATACACTAGATGAGAATAGTGTTATCGGTAGAATTACAAAAGCTGCTGGAGACGAAAAGGTCGCTGGTTTTTATGTATACACCAACGAAAAAGATAAAAAGAAGTATAATACTCTCCTTGTTGGAGAGCATATGTTTCTACGAAGTCGTGGTGTTGATACGTCTGACGGTGCTTTATTTAGAAAATCCTTCCAGGCGACCGGTAAATTGAAAATCGCATCTCCAAATGATTTTAATAAAATTGCTTATGAGCAATACGAAAAAGATAAAGATTTTAAAAATACTGTCAATTCTTTAATATCTACTTATGGATCTAACAGCGCTAAAAGAAAATATTATGCCGACAGAAAACTATCAGAGAGAGAAATTGGCGACGTTGTAAATCGAGCGAACGTGCTAAGATCTCATAACGATAATCTTAATAGTTCATATAATAAAATGTATGATGCTCTTAAGAAAAAAGGGTATTCGGGATTTATTGATATTAATGATAGAAAATATAGCGGGTACAATTCCAAAAGACCAACTGTAATTATCGATCCAGATGCCATAAAGAGAAAAGGCGAATACGCAATTTCTGGATTTGAAACACAGCACGCATATCATGGATATATGAATTATAATTATAGAAATTTTGCATATAGAACTATAAGAGCTCTTGGAGTTCTAACAGCATCTATATCAGCTATTGGTATTGCTACAAACAATCATGATACTAATAAGGCAGCAACTAATTACTATAAACGAACTAATGATTCTAGTAAGGGATTAAAAGAAGCATCAATACTTGAAAATAAGTATAATGCTGATAGATTATTGTATGGTAATCATGGTTCATATTAAGGAGGTGACAGCAATTGGCAAGTATAAGTGATCGATTTAAAAATGCTTGGAATGCTCTTGTAGATAAGCAAGATAATTATTCTAGGAATTTAAACAATTATGGCGCTGGTTCATATTATAGACCGGATAAAGCTATGGTAATATCTGGATCTGAACGAACCATAATGACCTCTATTACTAATAGAATTTCTGTTGATGTGTCATTGACTAAATTTGAACATTGTCGTGTTGACGATAATAACAATTTTAGTGAGTCAATAGATAGTACTCTAAACGAGTGTCTAAAACTAGAAGCTAATAAAGATCAAACCAGTCAGCAATTTATGATTGATCTGATCTCATCAATGCTCGAAGAAGGCGTTGTTGCTGTAGTACCGATTGACACATCTTGCAGTATTATCAATAACAATTCTTTTGATATTTATTCGATGCGTGTCGCTAAGATTATTGAATGGTATCCAGACAATATCAAAGTTAATGTCTACAATGACAGGACAGGCAATAAAGAAGACATCATCCTTCCGAAACGTTCTGTTGCGATTATCGAGAATCCATTCTATCAAGTAATGAACAGTCCAAATTCAACTTTGAAAAGATTGACTTACAAGTTGAGTCTTCTTGACCAATCCGATGCGAAGAACAATTCTTCGAAATTGGACATGATCATTAAGCTACCATACACGATTAAGAGCGACTCCCAAAAGGAACGAGCACAAGAGCGAAAAGCAAACATTGAGGATCAATTAAACAATTCTAAGTACGGAATTGCGTACATTGATGCTACAGAACAGATCACACAGTTGAATCGTCCGATCGAGAATGCACTATTACCTCAGATCGAAAGTCTAACTAAGACATTGTATGATCAGTTGAGTATGGATGCTACAATTCTTAACGGAACAGCAACTGCTGACACAATGACGAATTACTACAACCGAGTTGTGACGCCGATAATCAATGCTGTTACTTTGGAGTTTACTAGGAAGTTCCTTACGAGGACAGCAAGGTCTCAGAAGCAAGCTATTATGGCATTCCAAAAGCCATTTAGTTATCTTACTGTTACCCAGATCGCTGGCCTTGTTGATTCTCTGAGCCGTAATGAGGTTCTAACCGGTAATGAGTTTAGGCAGGCACTTGGTTTTAAACCATCGTCTGAACCATCGGCTGACGAGCTCAGGAACAAGAATCTTATCGACATGAGCCAAGTTCAAAATGGTGGCGATCCACAGTACTACCAGGATCAGCAGTATCCAGATCAACAATACTACCCTGAGGAGGAACAAGATTATGGCTACAGTCCTCAGCAGTATTAAAGATTATCTGGCAGTAAATGATACAGACGCATTCGATCAAGAGATTTTAATGCTGGTTCATTCTGCACTTTCATCGCTCGATCAAATCGGCAAGGTAACTATTCCTAGCGAGATTACAAATTCAACAACTTGGGAATCAATTTGCCAAGATAGCAAATTAAGACCATTCGTTAAGAATTATGTATTCTGTAAAGTTAGATTAATTTTTGATCCTCCATCGTCATCAATCGTTGCTGATGCAATTAATAAGTCAATTGCTGAAAGTGAATGGAGATTTTATTATGGCTCGGAGGTGAAATAATGTATACAAGCTATAATAATATTTACAATTCATTTCTAGAGCATTCTGGAAAGAAAGGTATGAAGT